AATTTTTTTAAAAAGAAAACGCGGAAGAGAATAACGCGGGACCAAATGCTCCACCTCTCGCGCCAATTCGATTCCGCAAAGTTCGACAACATATTCGCAGGATGGACCGGAACCAGCGCGACCGCAGACGAGGAATTGCGCGGATCGCTTTCGACGATGCGAGCTCGGACGAGATCGCTTTGTCAAAACTCAGAATATGCCAAAAAATTTATTAATCTGACGAAATCAAACGTGATCGGATCGCGTGGGTTTAAGTTCCAGGCAAAGACGAGGAACGAACAAGGCGCGTTGGATAAGCTTGATAATAACTATCTTGAACGCTTGTTTTTCGAGTGGTCGAAAAATCCCGATCACGTTTCCATCGATGGGCGTTTGGATTGGTTAGGCGTTCAGAATGTAGTTATGGAAACGCTGGCGCGTGACGGCGAGGTTTTTATTCGAATGATGAAAGGCGGGGCCGATAACCCTTTCGGCTTTTCGCTTTGGGTCTTGGAAGGCGATTCGATACCCATTGATAACAATCTAAAGCTCAAAGATGATCAATACATCATCATGGGAATTGAGCAGAACAAATTCGGGAAACCGCTCGCCTATTATCAAGCGATCAAAACGCCAAATCAGCTTTATGATTATTCCTACGATGTAAAAACGGAACGCGTCCCTGCGTCTGACATGATTCATCTATACATACAGGAACGACCATCGCAAAGTCGTGGTGTACCGTGGTTAAATACTGCAATTCGTCCGCTTCAAATATTATCAGATTATACAGAAAGTAGCCTTGTAGCTTCTCGCATCGGAGCAAGCGCAATAGGTTTTTTCAAATCGCCAGACGGCGCGGGGTACGTCGGAGACGGCGAGGACGAAGCAGGAAATCTATTGACAGATTTCCAGCCTGGAACATTTCAGCAATTACCAGCGGGGATGGAATTCGAAGCGTTTGATCCTAAACATCCAACGACTAATTTCCCCGATTTTGTTAAAGCCGTTCTACGCGGAGCCGCAAACGGTTGCGGAGTTTCTTACAACGCACTCGCAAATGATCTTGAGAACGTCAATTACTCATCGATCCGCGCAGGCGTCCAAGAAGATCAAGCGCATTGGAAAACCCTTCAACAATTTATGATTTCGCGCTTCTGTTATCCGGTTTATCGGAACTGGCTGAAAATGGGAATAACAACGGGACAAATCGATTTACCAATCAGCAAACTTTTTAAGTTCGAGGAAGTCGTTTTTCATGGTCGCGGATGGTCTTATGTCGATCCGCTTAAAGAATTAAAAGCAAAAGAATTAGCGCTTCAAATGGGCGTAACGTCAATCGGAAAAATTACCAGCGAAGCAGGCGAAGAATGGACCGATATTTTCGCGGAGCTTGCCGCTGAAAAAGACGTTGCCGAGGGACTCGGTTTGAATTTAACGGGACCAGTAAATCCCGCACCAACGGAAACCATCGAGGTCGAAAATGGAAACGAAGAAAATTGAAACGGGAATATTAACCCGCATTTTAGAAGTCAAAGAATCAAACGCGGACAAGGATTCGCGGACACTAGATATTTCCTTTTCGTCCGAAACTCCTGTGGAACGGAGTTTCGGCGCGGAAATCTTAGACCACAAACCTGAATCGGTTCGACTTGGACGGTTGAACAATTCGGCCCCGGTCTTATTTAATCACGATATCGATCAACCGGTCGGAGTCGTGGAAAGTGCCAGGATAGAAGAAAAAGTCGGTAGAGCTTCAATTCGATTTGGAAACTCGGAAAGAGCAAACGAGGTTTTTCAAGACGTCATGGACGGCATATTACAAAACGTCTCGGTTGGCTACGAGGTTCATCGGATGGAACAAACAAGAGACAACCCGCCCGAGTACCGAGTGACCGATTACACGCCGCATGAAATCTCAATCGTGACCGTTCCGGCCGACATTTCGGTAGGGGTATCACGCGAGAGAAATACGCGGTTTGAAACCGAGGTAATCGAATTACCTGAATTGAAAGAAAAGAAAATGGAAGTTGAAGTTCAAGAACAAGCGGTAAACACCGCGGCGCTCGAAGCAAAAGTGCGAGCCGACGAATTAAAGCGAGTACGCGAAATCGAAGCTTATGGACGCGAACATAAAGAGTCCGAGCTTGCAGAAGAATATATCAAAAGCGGTAAATCCGAAGGCGAATTTGCTCAAGCCGTTTTGGAGCGAATCAAGAATCGCCCGAAAGAGCATTTCGATATTGGATTGACCAAAAAGGAAACAGGCGAGTTTTCAATGCTTCGCTTAATTAACGCCTTGGCGCGTCCGCATGACCGAAACGCCCAAGATGAAGCTTCATTTGAGCTTCAAGCTTGTCAGGCCCAAGAAGGAAAGCAAAAGCGATCTGCTCGCGGCGTTTATATTCCAAACGAAGTTTTAAACGAGCGAAGCCTTTCCCGCGCCAGCTACCAAAAGCGTGAACTTCAAGCGGGTTCCGGTGACGGCGCAAATCTCGTTCCGACGATCTTGGATTCCTCAAGTTTTATCGAGTTTCTCGATAATAATATGGTATCGGTCGCAATGGGTGCGCGAGTCATGCGCGGACTTGATGGAATCATCAAAATTCCTCGCAGGGACGCGGCTATTTCTGGCGGATGGTTAGCCGAAAGCGGAGACGCTGGCGATGTAACACCTAGTTATGATCAAGTCACCATGCAGTTGAAAACGTATGGATTGCGCGTTGATCTCTCACGCCAATTGAGACTCCAAAGCTCGATGGATGTTGAGCGCTTGGTTAGGGAGGAAATCTCACTCTCAACCGCGATTGCTCTTGACCAAGCCGCATTAAGCGGAACTGGTTCAAGCAATCAGCCAACCGGAATTGCCGCAACAAGCGGAATCGGTTCTGAAACAATCACCGCGAATCAAATTACTTACGCGCAAGCAATTGCGATGCAAGGCGATGTAATGGCGGCGAACGCGTATTTCGGAAAGCTTGGATACGTTATCCATCCAACGCTTGCCGCTGATGCGAAAGCTCGAACTATCGATTCCGGTTCCGGTCGTTTCGTGATGGAAAATAACACCATCGACGGATTCAGAACGCTTGTCAGCGCGCAGTCAACTTATTCCTCGCAGAATAAGGTTTTCTTCGGAAATTTTGATGACCTCATGATTGGTTATTGGAGTCCAGGAATTGACGTTAGCGTTCACAAGGAATTTGACGATGGACGCGTCAGATTGATCGTTTTCGTTGATGCCGATATCGCCGTCAGGCACGCGGGATCATTCTCGATGACAGTCAACGCTTAATGCTAACCACTAAGAACGCAGGCGGCCTGATTGGGGCCGCCAGCGAGACAGGCGGAAAAGTGAAAATAACTATGTTACGCGGAGCATTTATCGCGGGAGAGAATCACCCAGCAGGGGAAACGCTCGAAGTCGATGACCGCATCGCACGCCAACTGATCGGATCGAATAAAGCCGTAGCGGCTGAAGACGCACCGAAAAAGGCGACTAAAAAGAAATAACGATGGGAGTCGAAAGCACATCCGATTTATCCGATTTCTTCCTAACCGATGATTTCGGGATCGCGGCAACCTATACGCCCGACGGCGGAAGCGCTTCAACGATCAACGTTTTATTTGATAACCCGTTCTCATCCGTTCCTCTGGATACGGGTGAACGAGATGTAGAATCGAACACGCCGACCGCGCTTGCAATATCCTCGGATGTTTCAAGCGTGGCGCATGGCGATGTTATCGTAATTAACTCGATTACTTACCACATCGTCGGTGTGCAAAAAGATTCTGGAAGTGGATATCAGGGAACGACCCTATTAATGCTTGAGAAGCAATAATGGCAAATCACTTGAGGCGACAAATTCGCGAGCGCATAGCGACCCGCGTTACATCGCTTTCTACAACCGGATCGAATGTTTTTCAATCGCGAGCCTATCCGATTGAAGAATCAAAACTTCCTTGTTTGCTGGTTTATGATTCCGAGGAATCCGTCACGCTTCAAGCAATGGGCGGGACTCGCGGAGTCGCGTCAGAATTAACAGTAAACATCGAGGGATATTGCCAAGGCGGAGACGGTCAAACCGTCATGAATACGCTGGCGGCAATTCAGAAAGAGGTTCAAATCGCAATGCAGGGAGATATCAATATCAATAACCTTGCGCGTGATTCGTACCTTACCAGCGCTGACGCGTCTATTAACGCGGAAGCGACGAAACCGACGGGATCGGTGCGTTTATCCTATCTCGTTGAATATCAATATTTGGAAAACGCGCCTGACGTAGCCGCGTAGAAAGAAACAAAATGGCCGCAGCCAGTGGAAACGGTGGCGTTCTCCAAACGTCGCCTGATGACTCAACATACTCAGCGATTGCTTCGCTACAATCTTGGACGCTTGAACAAGCGGCAGACACGATTGAAACAAGTGCGATGGGAACCTCGTTAGCTAAATCGTTTATTCCTGGTCAGACCTCATGGTCAGGAAGTGGAGAAGCGCTTTGGAATGACGACGACACCTCAATGGAATCAATACAAACCGCACTCGCGGCAGGAGACACGACTTTTTATGTAAAGCTTTATCCAGTCGGGACTTCAAGCGGCGATTATTATTCCGGTGCAATTGTTCTGACGGGTTTCTCGATAAACGCGTCTCTAAATAGTCCGATTGGGTTTTCGTTTACTTTTCAGGGAACCGGAACGCTTACATTAAATAACGCGTAATGGACGTACTTAAATCCGCCAAGTCTCACTTCAAGGAGAGACTTGGCGAGGAACTCAAATGCTTAACGGTTCCCGAATGGAATAATGCGAAAATTTATTACCGCCCTGCGATCAAGTTATCTCAAAGAGCGATAGTCATGAAGCATATTCAGCGCGATGAATGGGACAAGTGTATCGCCTGGGGATTGATATTTCGTTGTCGGGACGAAAACGGAAAAGCACTTTTCAATCGCGGTCATTTAGATCAAATCATTGATGAATTCGATCCTGATGTATGTCAGCGAATCATTGAAGAAATGAACGCGAATGATCCAACTCAGGACGAGATTAAGGGAAACTAGAACGCGATCCTGATCTGTACGCGTGTTTTCAACTCGCGGAAATTTTGCATAAAACCGTTGAAGAAATTATGCAAATCAGTGAGGACGAATTAAAGGGATGGATCGCATATTTTGAACTAAAGGAAAAACGTGCCAAGCACAACCGTTGAAATTTTAGGACGCGATAAAACGAAGAAAGCGTTTTCGTCGGTATCAAAATCGATGGATCGCTTAAAATCGTCAATGGGAGGTCTAAAAGGCGCGGTTGCGGGTTTGATTGGTGGCGCGGGTTTAGGGGCGCTTGTAACAAACCTTACAGACGTAGCAGACAAATTAGGCAAAACATCAATGCGATTGGGTATTAGTACAACCGATTTGCAAAAATTCAGATTTGCGGCAAAACAAAGTGGAGTCGAAACAAGTACATTTGATATGGCCCTGCAAAGGTTCACGCGTAGGACAGCGGAAGCCGCTGAAGGAACCGGAGTTGCAAAAGACGCACTCGAAAAAATGGGTATAACCATAAAAAATAATGATGGAACGCTTAAAACCAATGCTGATCTATTACGCGAAGTCGCTGATGCTTTTGCCAACACGACCGATCAAAGTGAACGCGTCAAATTAGCTTTTAAATTATTTGATTCAGAAGGTGTAAAAATGGTCAATATGCTTCAACAGGGAAGCATTGCCATTGACGCAATGGGGAACCAATTGGAATCGGTTGGTGGAGTTATCGAAAATGATACAGTAAAAGCCGCTGAACAATTCAATGACCGTTTGAGCATAATGGCAGAATCTGCAAAAGGATTATTATCTCCTTTGATTGATTTGGTAAATAAAGGGCTTGATCCGTTTTTTGAAGCGACAGAACGGTTAGCAATGCCATTAAAAAAACAAGAAGCATTAATTCAATCTCAGATAAATTCCTTAGTCGCTCAACGTAATAGCGTTCAAGATGTTGTTCATGTTTTTGAAGTTTTTGGTAAAGAAATAAGAATCGTTACCCAAGAAAGAGAAAAAGAAGTTAAAAAGATTCAAATACAAATAGACGAATTAGCAAAAGTCAGGAATGAATTAAGGGAACAAATTGCAGAACAAAACAAATTAACGGAAGCAAAGAATAGACAAATTAAAGTAACGCAAGAAGAAAACGAATTAAGACAGCAAGCAAATAACGATCAGCTTTTGTTTAATGACTTATTAGCAGTCCAGCTTCAAATGTATTCCGAAGGATTGCTAATGATGGAAGAAAGCGCACAAAAACAAAGAGAAATAAACGAACAAAAAATAATCGATTTTCATCGAGAGATTGATGAATTTGAGCGGATGGAAACTGCAAAGCAAGAAATGCAGGAAGCAACCGCAAGAGCGACAATCTCGACTATGGCATCAATGGCAAGCGCTGTTAAGGATGAAGGCGTAGAGCTATTTCGATTCTGGCAAGCCGCGGCAGTAGCAAATACATGGATGTCAACTTATGAAGCGGCAATGAAAGCATGGGCGCAACTTGGAATATTTGGAGGGCCAGCCGCCGCCGCCATTGCAATCTTAGGAGCCGCACAAATAGGGAAAATACTTTCGACAAAACCACCAGGAAAACAAGCGGGGGGCGATGTTCGTCCAGGCGAGACTTACCTCGTGGGAGAGAAAGGTCCTGAGTTGCTCACCATGGGCCAGTACGGAGGTAACGTCACGCCAAACCGAAACCTTGCGCAAGGAGTGATGATTAACATCTACGACGGGACGGGTCGCAAAATTGATCAGGCAATGTCCGATCTTCGCGTCGAAGTCGTCGAACGCGCTCAACAATTTGGCGAATTTGCGGCCTTAGAATCTAGACAATATACGCAAAATGCCTTCGCTTGAAGTTGAGATTGAGATGGTTACGCCTACGAATAGCGACCCCGCTGGAACGAATGCAAAATTCTACGTTTCAGATCATTCGCATATCGGCGCAAACGGCGAGTATTATCACGGGTTCATTCAGAAAGCGCCTAATCTCAAGCTTCAAGATTCAGGATCAGGTCAAATAGAAATGAGTGGCGCGTCCATCGTTCTATCAAACGAACCGAACAACGCGGATCATCCATTTGGACAATCAAACTACACAAAAATTTTAAGCGATACGGGACCATATTATATAGGTATCAAATATCAAACCGCATACAACTTGTTCGAGGGTCAATTATTTATCCAAGCGATAGATTCTCAATCAATCAGATGCAGTATTAAAAGCATTAGACCGACCGATTCGGGACCATTATGGAACACTGAAGAAGAGGGGATATCGGGGACACAAAGCGAGCTTGTAACGGGTTTTATTTGGGGCGATGTTGTCGAATGGATAGTGGAACGCGATGATTCAGACGTTGGATCTTGGGATGCAATAAGCGGATCAGCGGTCCAAGCGGCTCTATATTTTTACAATTCGGTTGATAGCGTTACGCCTTCAATCAAGGTTAATTCAAACGCTTCAACGTGGGCTTCGACCGGATCGGTTCGTTATAGTGCAAGAGCTTCAACGGATGGTAGCTCAGACGGTGAACTTGCCGCATATCAATCTACAAACAATTACGCTGACGGGACTCAATACTCTTTTTCTGCGACTGGCGTAAAAAATCGATTTCTGACAAATCACACGAATCGCTCGACCGCAGGACGCACCATTGCAGAATTTGCCGAAACAATGGCTTATATTAGTAGTGCCGCAGATACTCATGTTCCCAGACTTACAAACGATAAATTTTATATTTTAGAAACCGAGACCATTGACACGAACAAAGCTCCAGCACCGCCAAATCTTTCATTTGTTTGGAACAAGGGGATTATTTCGACTCTTGAATCATTGCGCTTGGTCTGCTTTGCAACAAATTACCAATTTTTCATTCTTCCTTCGCAGACAAACGGAAATCGGACTTTATTTTTAATTGATAAAGCAAACGCGCCAGCTTCAAGTTCTGCGTTTTACAATACAATTTCCGAAAACGATATTCTCAGTTTAGTTATTCGAGGTCCGGAAGAAATCAAAACGATTATAGGACAATATGAATATTATCGTTGGCAAGGGACCGAGTTGATTGAACAAGGTGGAAGGTCGGGTGTTAATCTTGGATCAACTGGCAAGGAAGTTAACTTTGAAGCTCTTATCTCAAATCAATCACAAATTTCTAATTTAACTAATGTTTTAAACGCAATGAAAGCGTTTTATGAAAAGCCGACTCTAAGCGTTGAAATTAACGATTTACACGACGAATGGCGACCAGGGGATCGAGTAGTATTTAACCGACGCGATGAATTTGTTAACGTAGACATGATCATCCGATCAATCGAGTGGGATTTTAACGATCTTACGACAACCATTGAAGGCGATGCAACGCTTACTCCATACGTTCAAGAATGAAGATATTACACGACGATAAAATAAGCGCTGTTACGGTTTCATCTGGCGCTCAGTTTTCTTCGAGTTTTGCAGTTTCAAATGTCCAAAACGACATCCCACAGAACGTCTTTATGGCGAACTCGGCGAGTGCGACCATAAGTGCGACCATAAGCGCGGGGGTTCAAGCGGTTTTCGTTTCGGGATTAATGGCAGATAACGCGGTAATCGAGATAACCGATTCTGATAATTCTCTTACTTATAGCGAGGTTTTAAATACAAGCAAATTTTCATCGCTTAAAATACTTGGACGCAATAACGATAATCAAATTCCTTGCTCGCTCGATCCGTTTACGATTTCGGGTTTTACAGGTACAGTTTTAACTTCACCGTTGACTAGCGATACGACGTTAAGCGATCCATTAACGGGCGCACCTAATACGCTTGAGCTTCAAGCTAATCTCACGCTTGGGAATGGTGGTGAGGAAGAAGTGATTCTTGAACTTGGTTTAGGTTCATCAGAAAGCGCAATTCAAAACAATTTTGACGGGTCCGCATTAGGCGCGGGAACCGTGAAGATCGTTTTAGAATCTCAAGATGATCTTAAAGACTCGCCCATTGAAGGGAACGCGATTGCGAAGTGGAACCAATCGAGCGGCGCGACTGGACGCTTTGACGATTCATCAGACGCGGTAGTGAATTGCGTTAGTTTTGGAAACGTCCGCGTCGGTTCGTTGGTCACGATTGGAGGAGTCGATTATCAGGTGACGAAAATCGTCGGACAAGGCACGGGAAACGCGGATGTAACGCTATCGGCATCGGTTTCGGATGGAGCGATTACCGCTATCAAGAATCCGTGCCGCGTTGGGATTGTTCGCGCATCCGCTTGCATAAGCTTGGAAAATCCTCAAATTGGATTTTCTAAGGCTCTAAAAGACTTTTCAATTCGCAAACCTTTAATAAACGGCGGATATCGTCAAACGCCGAAAAACGTAGCGAAACAATTTACCATCGATGCGGTTTTGCCGATCGCGCAAGCAAATAATCTTTTCGATTTTTATTACGCGTTTCGCTCAAAACCGTTTCCAATTGCCGCGCTTCAAGGGATGCCGACGGCGCAAAGCGAAGCGCAAGAATACAGCGGGTTTTGTTATTTATTGGACGCGCCTGAAATGCAAAGCGCAACGATTGACGGGTCTTACCAAAATGTTAATTTTTCAGTATGCGAGGTGATATAAATGGCGGATCGAATCATTAAAGGCGATAGCGGTAACGACGTTATCATTCAAAACAACGCGGGATCGCGAAAAATCGAAGTAACGAATTCGGGAGACGTTGAAGTCACGGGAGACGTAAAAACGACAACCGTAAAAACTACTAATTTAAAAGCAAACGATGGGACCGCGGGTTTAGTAGTCGCAGATTCGACGGGCGAGGTTACAAGTTCAGGCGGACTAAAAGCAGTAAATGTAAAAGCGACAAACATAAAAGCTAATGACGGGACTGCAGGAATATCAATTGCGGATTCAACTGGACGATTAAGCGTTACAGAATCAAACCCAGTAATAACATTAGGTTCTAACGCGGTTTTCCCAACTGGTCATATAATTAAATCTGGTTTGTTATTATATCATAACTCTTCATCAGATATTTTGACAAACCTTACAACCTTCACGAACACTGGTTTAGCAGGGACTTTAACGACTTTAAAATCATCATCAGATTCAAGATTAGAAATTTTTGTGAAGTGTGGATATTCAGCACATGAAATTTCAAATAACGGTCAAGCGACTTTGACATTAGGTTCAGCAAGTGATACCAGTTATGATGCAGATGATGACATTATAAATTCTTCTGTTACAGGACAAAGAAATTATAGTAATAATGTAAGTGGTAGTTTAAATTTTGTTAACAATCCAACATATATATTTCATTACAATACTTCGCAAACATCACCAGTTAATGCTTTTCCAGTAAATTTGACCAGTTATAGCGCAGGACAAACCCTTTACTGGAGGATTTTCTTAAAAAGTGGCGGATCTAATCGCTTTTTTATTTATGCTTCGAATACGTTTTTAACAGTACACTATTACGAAATAGAAAAATGATAGATAAATCAGATGCAATAAATGAATTAATTGATGGTAAATACAGCATTCAGGCTGATGGTTCTGTTGTTTATCATAGTGGACAAACACCTCCCAGTGAAGAAGCTATTCAAGCCAAGATTGCAGAACTTCAAGCATCAGAACCGATGCGAGTTTTGCGTGAAGAAAGAAACCGCAAACTTGCTCAAACCGATTGGCGAGCAAGCTCGGATTTGAAGCTTTCAAGCGAATGGACAACCTATCGCCAAGCCTTGCGCGATTTACCATCTACGGCAAAACCTTCACTTGACGATAACGGGAATTTACAAAACGTAACGTGGCCTAAAGAACCGACCTGATGGATCATCATTTGCCGCAACAAACCGATTTGACGGATATTCCAAATCGATTCGCAGACGTTTTATTGACTCAAGCGAGTTTGCTTGAGATGGTTTTGTGCGGAATGTTGGTCGCGCTTGGCTGGTATATCCACTACGAGGGCAAATCCGCGAAGGGAGAACGCAAATTAAATCAAGAAAAATTTGAATCGCTTATAATTAGAACGCAAGACTCGACCATAAAAATGGCATCGGACATATCAAATGTTTCGGCGCGTCTAGATAACATTGAACGCGAACTTGAATCTCAAAAAGATTTCATTTTCGCAAACTTGAGAAAATAATGATCGCAGCACTCGCACCCGTAATCGCGGGAACCGTTAAAACCATGGCGCTATCTTTTTTGAGTGAAAAACTACTTATTAAAGTAGTTTTTCTTCTCCTTGAGAAACTCGTCAAATCGACTGAAAACGACCTCGACGATAAGATCCTGGCGGAATACGAAAAGTCGATGACGGGAAAACTGTGATCGGTCGCGCTTATATTACGAAGAACATTTATCGCATCCGCGGGGGCGCTTATGCTTGAAATGCTCACGCCTAACTTTTCACGCGCCGAGATGCAATGCAAGTGCGGTTGCGGACTCGCCCACATGGACGACGAGTTTATGCGAATGCTTCAACTATTGCGCGATAAACTCGGACCGCTTCCGATTACGTCAGGCGCACGATGCGAAGAACATAACAAACGTGAAGGCGGATATCCAAAAAGCGCTCATCTTCAATCGAAGGCTGCGGATATTCGAATATACGGGCCGCGAGCGCTGGCCTTAGTCGAGGAAGCGCGTCGAATCGGATTCTCTGGGGTCGGGATCTCGCAGAAAGGCGATCACGGCAAGCGCTTTATACATCTTGATACTCTCCCACGCGCCGCTATTTGGTCATATTAATTAAGCCGAGTTCGTAATCGCGTAATATATTTCGGATTTGCGGACCGTGCAACGGCGTTCCTTTACGAGATCTAAAACCTTCGGCGTTCACGATCATAGCAATACGATAAAGAGATAAATCTTGTTTCGATAACTCGATGACACGCTTTGCAAGTTTTGGTTGTTTCTCGCTCAAACGTGGCGATCCTTCGATCTTAATTTTTCCAGTTCGATCAATTGTTTCAATTTTCTTGCCTTTACGCTTTCCGGTTTTCCGCTGTAGATCGCGCCCTGCGATCATTCGTTTCAATAATGTAGACCGTTCAAGCTCGGAAAATACGCCCTGTATTTGTACCATTGCCTTTCGCATGGGATCATCGTAGATAGCGCGGGATATGTTCTCGCCCGTATTCGCGGAATACAAATCGATTTCCTTGGACGCGATAAACGTGGCTAATTGCATTTGAAGCAATAGTTCACGCGCCAGTCGCGTCATATCTTCAATAATTATAATCTTGATATCGTGTGCGTCCGCAAAGGCGATCATCTCGGAAAATGCGGGGCGTTTCTCAACTACGCCAGAAATCCCTTTTTCCGTAAAAATGCGCTCAAGTTCAAACGCATTTTCTTCAGCAAATTTTTTGATATAGGTCGATTGTCGATCGAGTCCTGTTCCCTGAATCTGATCGCGAGACGATACGCGCCTATATCCTAGCGATAACATAAAAAAAAAGCATTTAAAAACTAATAAAATTAGCACATTAGAATATTTTTTTATTTTTTGCTTGCAAATAAGAATAAGAAACGTGATTATCTTTCGCAAGAGCATTCAACGCATTTGCGAAAGATTTCATGGAAGAGACAAACGCGCCATTGACGGCGCAAACCTCAAAAGATCTGTTTAGCGACTCCAACGCTGAGATTCTGAACACGACTCAAGCCGCGAGTATCTGCGGCGTTTCATATCACAAATTTTTACGCGAGTTCGGAGAGATTCCTTACACGTTCGTTTATCCGGGCGGACCGCGGATCTATTATCGAAGCGAAGTTCGCGCTTTTATCGAGGGTAAGAATAAATGAGAGACGACGTTGCGAAGCGCTTTGAAACGTGGATCGATCCCGTCGGATGTGATCGGGATTACACCGGATCACATCCCGAGCTTCTCGATTTACCGCGCCCCAATCCTGATATCGCATGGAAACGATTCTGCGAGCAATGGAAGAAATGGTGCAGATTGCAACCGCTGACGTTAGGCAAGTGAAATCGCATAACCGACCATTTAGGCGCGTTCCTGGCGCAATGAGTAAAACCGAGGAACGCTTCGCGGAACTCTTAAACGAGTACGCACGCGATAAACAGATCGTCTCGTATGCCTTCGAACCCGTGACGTTTAAACTCGCCGAAGGCGTTCGATATACGCCCGATTTCATGGCGGTTTTCGCAGATCCGACAAGGGGCGTTGCGTTTTACGAGATCAAGGCGAGTGAGTTTCACGCAAGCGGTAAATCGAATCAGATGAACTCGCTAACGAAACTCAAAGTCGCGGCGCGGACGTTTCCGCAATTTTATTTTTTTAAATGTTATCCACGCAAAAAAAGCGAGGGGGGCGCGTGGGTGATCGAACCTATTAAAAATTAACGCTTTCCCGTGCAAATTCGTTTCTCTCCTCTCGCCGCGCTCCTCAGTACGCGGTTAGTTTCGGCAGCGTTTATCGGTCTTGGTTTTAGCATTTGAACCAGCGTTGTTCCATAAAGGCGCATAGGCTGACGCGGGAAAGTATCACAAAAGGAGTATTTTTATGAATGCAAACATCAACGCAATCGCAAACGAAAGAAAAAAGCAATGGAACAAACGCCAAAAACTAATCCGGAAAATATGTCAAATGTCGAATTTCTTAACTCGATTAGTGACGAAAAAATCGGTTTCTTTCCTAAAGTCGAAGCCACGCAATCGCAAGGAGCTTACTTTAAAGTATCAGCGATCGGATCAGCGTATTCTAATCCGTCTAAAATCCGAATCCTCGGCGCGTTTATTGACGATTCGATGATTGAAGGCTGGCGCGCTTTTAATACAAGCGGAATGCCTATGCGAAAGAAAACTAAAGACGAAATTGATTTAAGTCAACTCGGAAAAAATAACTTTGGACAGGACGAAAAGCCCATCAAATTCTGGGCTTTTCCGGTCTTCGTTTATGAAGAAAGTAACGTGCAAATTTGCGAGATTCATCAAGTCGGATTAATGCGCGAATTGGAGCGATTAGGAAACGATAGAAATTGGGGCGATCCGCGCCAATACGATATCTCGATCATGAAGACCGGATCGGGAAATCGAACCGCGTATCAGGTCACGCCTTCTCAACAACAATTCCCGCAAGAACACGTTGACGCGGTAGGAAAAGCGATCAATCAAATCGATTTACAGAAATTATTCGTGAATGAGGACCCGTTTCTGACTTCACCGAATGACGC